TTAAACAACCCTTAGAATGAGGGTGTAAAATTATAAAATTTATGAGCAATAGCAAACTTTTCGAATTAAAAATGCCTAAATTTTTACTGGCAATAGAGCCTACACAGATGCCAAGCGGATTTTATTACATCTATTCACCTCATTACTTATCATTAGTATTGGTAATTAGAGAGCGTACACAGCAGGTAATTCTCAATAATGAATTACGAAACAAGCCACAGAAGCGATATACCTACAACGACAATGAGCAATTCACACTTGTAGTATTGCAAAATAATATACAACAAGTAGGGGGTATTTTAGCTCCTGCTATTTCTGAAACACAATTCTTAGATGAAGCGTGGGAATGGTACAGCACTAATATGATAACACAAGAATAATATGACACCGCACGACAAGGTAATATACATCATTCAGCAATTAGAACTATCCGATAGCAAGGTAGCAAGAGCAATTCAGAAGAGTACATCAGCAGCTACACACAAGCGAATGAGGCTCAGAGATAACAAATTTACTGAGGAAGATTATCAGAATATCAGAGCCTTTTACATCGAAAAGCTTCGTAGTATTGAGAACTTAGAAGCGTAGAAGTAACATACAATCATTTAATAGAAAGCCGTTAGTATCACACTAACGGCTTTCATATTAACAGCCGTTTTGCCCCGTCAAAATGACTATGTAAAATGACTATGCAAAATGCTGGTAAACAAATAATTATATCATTTTTTTGTAGGAATAGTTTAAAGTTTTTCGTACCTTTGCAGCCGAAATTGTAATGTAATAAATCATACTCTATGAAACATCAAGAAAGCACCCTACAAACCGCCTGCGTTCGCTGGTTCAGATACCAATATCCGCACCTCGTTATATACGCTGTTCCTAACGGAGGCAGTCGCAATGTACGTGAAGCGCAACGCCTCAAGGCAGAGGGCGTATTATCAGGGGTAGCCGACTTGGTAGTACTCCTTCCTCAGGGCAAAAGCCTTTACATTGAAATGAAAGTAAAAGGCAATTGCCAAACACAAAACCAAAAAGACTTTCAGAAAATAGCCGAAACGCTTGGGCATACCTACACCGTATGCTACACCTTTGAGGAGTTTCAGAAAGTAGTTGAAAATCAAATACAGAAATAGCAAAATACAATAATTCAAGAAAATTATATACAAAAGACACTGTCAAATTATATATCTAAATGATACGTATAAAACCAAGTAAGAGAAACACAAACAAGCACACAGAAAAAGGTATGGAACTACTTAGCACTTCTATTGATGAGGTAGGAGTGATTGAGAGTATATCAGTAACCAAACAAGGGACAATCATTTCAGGACACGCACGAAAGGAGAAGTTTGACGAAAAGGGATTAGTACCAAAGGAAATAACCCTCGCGGAGAATGAGTACCCTGTAATTGTTCGCAATGATATAGAAGACGATACAGATACCTACTACAAGGCACAAATATTAGCAAACACTACCGCGCATCAAAACTATAATATAGACCTTGAAGATGTAGAAGCAATAGCAGATGAGTATGGTTTTGAATTAGAAGATTTGGGGGTTGAGATTGAAGAAAAGGATATAAACTATTCAGAAGATAGTTTTAATGAAGATGAACTAATAGATGATTCAAGAAACAAACCTGCAATTATAAAAATAACTTTTGAAAATGCAGAACAATTGCAAAAGGCAGAAGCTGATATTACAGAATTAATTGATAGAAAATATAAAGGGGCTTACTTTTCTGTAAGTTGTGGTGAATTATGAGATTAGAATTAGCAAGCAATAAAGCGATAAAATATAGTTGTTTGAATTTTCACTATGCAAAATCAGTACCAGTGAATACATTTGCTTATTCAGTATTTAATGATAATAACGAATGGTGTGGTTGTGTAGTATTTGGGACAGGAAGTAATAATAATATTGGATCAGAATATAATCTAAAACAAGGACAAATCATAGAACTTGTAAGAATGGCGCTTAATGGTAAGCAAGAAACTACATCACAAGTATTAGCAAAAGCAATTAAGAAAGTAAAAAAAGACGTCCCTTTGTGCAAAATGATAGTCTCTTATGCCGATATTGACCAATCACACAAAGGAATAATATATCAGGCTACTAACTGGTACTTTGTAGGAAAGGTTTATGAAAATAAAACTGATAGCAGTTGGATCATAAATGGCAAGCGTATTCACGGGCGTAGGATTTCAGATATTATAAAGCAAAAAGGAGGATTGAAAGGAATATCAAGAAAAGATTTTATACTGAAAAATTTAGACAAGAACGCAACTGAATATGTTACAAAAGGTAAAATAAAATATCTATATCCTTTATGTAAGGAAATGAAAAAACTTTGTGAAACAATCAAAAAACCTTATTCAGAAATATGAATAACACCCCAAAAAATAGACAACAATGGATGTTAGAGGAACTCAAAAAGTCTCCTCTCTTGTCGTTTGGGGAAATGTTCAGTAAATATTCAGCAAAGTTCAGTAAAACAGAAAAAACATTCAGTAAGGACTGGAAACAAGCCCAAAAAGAATTTAAAGAGTGGCAAAAAACGATTAACGAGGAGGTATCAAAGCAATTGATAAGCGCAGAGGTAGAAGAGCGTAAAAAAGACTTATTTGCAAAAATGGACGCTCTGAAGATACTCGCTGATATAGCAAGAGGTAAAGGAATGAGAATTGATGGGGAGAAGTTTATTCCTTCATATAGAGAGCGTATTTCAGCGATTGCGCAACTATCTAAAATGGAGGGATGGGACGCACCGGTTAAGCAGGAGGTAACAGGAAAGGACGGCAAAGATTTACAGCCTTTTCAAGTAACTGGGATAATAATTAAGTAAATGAAGAATGTAGTACTTGAGTTTAACAGCAATGGAAATGATAAGCAGAAGGAATGCGGCAAAGCGTGGGCTAATGATGATATTGACGAGGTGCTATATGGAGGTGCAAAAGGGGGAGGCAAATCATTTATAGGGTGCTCATTGATACTGGCTGATGCTATGATGTATGCAGGAACTCACTATTTTATTGCCCGTAAGCAACTAAATGATTTGCGTAAATTTACAATACCCAGCATTCACGAGGTGCTAAACGGATGGGAAATACCTCAGGAAGCGTGGAAGTACAACGGACAGGATAATTATTTTGAACTCTATAATGGTTCAAAAGTGTTTCTTTTGGATTGTAAATATTTGCCGAGTGACCCGCAATATCAGCGTTTTGGTTCAATGCAGATGACACGTGGTTGGATTGAGGAAGGAGGAGAATTTGAGTATGATAGTTATTCGAACCTCAAAATATCAATAGGTCGGTGGAAAAATAGAGAATACAATTTGAAAGGCAAATTGCTCATCACTGCTAACCCTTCTAAGAATTTTTTGTATAAAGAGTTTTATACACCTTACAAGGAGGGTACTTTGAACGCACGAAGGGCTTTCATTCAGGCATTACCATATGATAATAAAATGCTACCAAAGGAATACATTCAGAATTTGGAGAGCACATTACGAGGGCCAGAGAAGCAGCGATTATTGCACGGGCTATGGGAGTATGATGATGATCCGAATGCGTTATGTGATTACGATAAGATATTAGCAGTATTTGGCAATGACCAAATAGCACAAGATAGTACTATGTACCTAACTGCTGATATAGCACGATTTGGATCTGATTTGTGTGTTATAGGTGTTTGGAGAGGCTGGGAACTGATAGAGATACACACAATGGCTACTTCAGCAACCACAGAGATACAAGCACTCATTAATACGTTACGAATGAAATATAACATTCCGAAAGGGAATTGCATTGCTGATGAGGACGGTGTAGGAGGCGGTGTGGTAGATAATACGGGCATCGTAGGCTTTAAGAATAACAGCACACCACTTGAAGAGAATGGGCAACTTACTAATTACAAAAACTTACAAACACAATGCTTATACAGATTAGCCGAGCGTATCAATAGTAATGGTATATACATTAGTGCTGAACTATCAGAACGCACTAAGGAGATGATTACTGAAGAACTGGAGCAGATAAAGAGTGACAACAAGGACGGGCAAAAACTATCGGTAATTAACAAAGACACTGTTAAACAAGCAATAGGACGAAGCCCCGATTATAGGGATATGCTGCTAATGAGAGAGTATTTTGATTTGAAGCCGAGAAAAACATTTAAACCTATATTCAGACGATGAGAGTATACGAATTTCTGCAACTATCAGAAGATATGCAAAGAGGTATTTTGCCAGCTTTGAAGGTGCTAAAACCTCTACCTAACTACATTAGTAGGCGTTGGTTTAAGAAACACATACACGGGGTGAAAGAAAGCATAACAGAATTAACCTTTGGCGATGTAAATACGATAAAAAGGGAGATAATGCGAGGTACTACTGAGGGACTAATGAATGCTTTTGAGTTGGTTTATAAATGTACCAAGAAGGATATGATGAAGATGAATGTTGTGCGGTTTTATCGTTGTATGAGGTTCATCACTAATGAAGTGGATAGGGTGGTGAAGTTAGAGCAGCATCATTGGAAGGTAGAGCCTACAGAGTATGATGGTAGGCTACAAGAAGCAGGTGTTAAGGAATTAGAGATGTTTGGCGATTTGCCGATGATTGATAGCCTTGCTGGTGGTGATATTCTTAGATACAACGATATTGAGGGGCTCAATTACTTGGAAGTGCATTACGTCTTATGGTATAGGGCTATTCAAACAAATATACAGAATAGATTTCAGAAGTTAATGGCAAATAAATAGGATATGAAAGAGGTATTACAACGGATAGCAAACAATAACGGCTGGGCATTTGAGTACGGCAGGCAGGATTACAACAACTTAGAAGGGCAATCGGGGAAGGAGTTTTATTTGTTTCTTGATGTGCCTGAAGTGTCTGTAACATTTGATGAGTACTCTGCACCTATAAGGCATACTTATTCAGGAAGGTTTATGCTACTTAAGCATTCAGATTTTGATAGGATGTATGATAGTCAGATGGAGAATGATGCTACAGAGGGCAAATACGAGCAATATATTAAGCCTTGCAAAGAGGAGGTAATGAAGATTGCGAATGCCTTTTGCGGGGATTACTCGATTGCTTCGTGGCGTATTATTGAGGTTATTAATCAGTTCAGTAATAATTTTGATGGGGTAATCGTTAATTATCAGGTAGCGATAAGCGAATAAAAGATGAAACAGCCTATTGAGATATTGCATAAGGAGTTGGAGGCTCTGAAAGATGACCTAATACGCAGATATGAGGAATTAGGAATGAAAGCCAGTGGCGCGTGGGGGCAATCGTTGCAGGTGCAAACTGATGAGGCGGCAGGATTGCTGAAGGGTACAATTTCAGGTGAGGGATATACGTACTATATGCAGCACGGGCGCAAGGCGGGGAATTTGCCGCCTATTGCTGCAATTGAGCAATGGATAAGAGCGAGGGGTATTCAGCCGATAGAGAAAAAAATGAAAGTATCAGGATTGGCGTGGGCAATTGCTAAGAAGATAGCAAGAGAGGGCACGAAGAGAAGCCGCAATGAGGAGAAGCCTGCATTTATTGACGAGGTGATAACAGGTGAAAGGGTACAAGAGATAATCAATAAGGTGGGCGATGGCTATATAGGGGCTTTTACGAGTGAGATTATTAACTTTTTAAAACGTTTTTAAGATGGATTTTTTAACTACAGACTACTGGGGAGGATTTAGTGGGGTTCCTTTGCGAATTAGATTAGAAGATGCTGATAAGGATAAACTTAAGCATAATGGGATATTTATCATTAGAGCGTCTTTTGTGAAGATGATAGACAGGACTATAGGGGAAAAGACGGTAGAGATAAAGAAGCATTACCTATACAGAGAAAATGAGAGTGTGGTGAATGTAGATTTTGGAGCGGTATTTAAAACCGCCTTCTTCTCATACACAGAGGCGAGTGGTTATCAGATAAGAGCAACAAGCATACCGATAGAGGTAGAGTTGCAGGCTACATATAAGGACGGTAATGAGATAAAAGAATTTGAGATTACAGAAGGCGTAAAGGTGATAAAGAACGAGTTTAGGATTTTTCCTTCTACTTTCTCAAGTATTTTGGCTAACAATAAATGGTACAATACGCGTATTTGCAAAGACCTTGATAGGGCAAATGGTGTATATACTACTTACTTCAGAGGTTACCCACAGGACGATGTAGTATTAGAGGTTACTAATAAGGGAGCGGTGGATTACAAAGGGATACCTCGATATGAATATAAGAAGGTAGATAGGGTAATTGACCAGTGTGGGGTGTTTGTTGTGTGGAGGAATGCAGCAGGCACATTTAGTTATTGGCTCTTTTCGAATGAATATACAGAGGAGGTGAAGACGAAGCAACTGGGACAAACGATAAAAGGCACACGTATAGGCATTGGTGATAGATTTTCGCTATTACATTCGCTGGGGAGTACAGCAGTGAAGCGTTGGACGCTGAAGAGTGAAGTAGCGGTTATGGAGAATGAATTAGACGAACTGCAAAGCCTTTTATATAGCAGTGAGGTGTATGTATATAGGGGCGAAAAAACAGTTGGAGACAACAATGATTTGAATGCTGAACTATTTGAAAGAGTGATTGTAGTAGAAGGAACGCAAAAGTTTGATATAAACAAACAATTGTTATACCCTTTTGGGGTAACGATAGAATTTGAGCCAGAGAGAACAATACGAGAATTATAGGTTATGACTGAATTATATATTGATGGTAATAGGGCCGAGATGGGCGATAAGGGGTTTGCTTATACGTTGCAGGTGAATGATATGTTTAACTTTGAAACGCGTGAGGTAGGCTACTCTGAAACGGTATATTTGCCGGTAACGGCTGCCAATCGTCTTATATTTGACTTCGCAGAAATGTCTGAAGGTGATAATAAGGGGGCTTATAAGGTATATAGGGTAGATTATTACGTAAATGGGGTGCTGATTGTCGGTAGTGGCAATGGGTACTTGATAGGAGTACGTGATGATGCTTATATATTTGAGTTTAAAGACAGCGGTAGGGAGTTGTACCAATACCTTATGAATAGGGATATTAAGGGGGTGAATAGGCTTATTGATGGGAGTGCTGAGCGGTCATTGGATAAGATAGTAAGAGCGCACACAGAGGACAACGTAGGCACAAGGGAACTTATATACTTGGTAGGAAATTATGGTGATGATGCTGAAAAGAGGAACGACAATGGGGTATTACAAGTATATAGGTTTGATAATACGCCTCTCTCTATCAGTTTGGATAGGGTGTTTAGGTTGGTGCAGCAGGATAGCGGTTTTAGGTTTAGGGGCGCAATGTTTAATACATTTGATTGGAAGAATGCTTATATTGCTTCTTCTAATATAAAATATAATGATGTCGTAGAAAAGGAAGTGCTTAAGGTTGAAGGAAGTTTTGCTGGCAATAAGGGATATTATAAGATAGCATTTACTAAAGGTTTATACGATAATAAGATGCATATGGTGCACGAGAGCAGAGGGCATCCTTATATTATAGAAGAGGACGGTTATTATAAGGTTAGTTTTCACTTTGACAAGATGATAACAATCAATGAACGTAACGGATTTTTAACTATTGTTTTCGGATTAGCCTCGACTCAAGTATGGGAAGAGGAAGTAAATGTACCTAAACAAGGGTGGGAAAATATGAATTTTGCTAAAACTTTTTATTTTCAAAAAGGAGACCGCATATATCTTTTCTCAATGTTAAAGGATGCTGATGATTATGGACAAGTACGTGCTGAGAAATCTACATTTAAAATTGAAAAGATAAAAGGGAATGACAATTTGTCAGTGCTTGTGTCGGATTTTGCTTTGACAGACTTATTTAAGGAGGTATTTAAATTATTCTCTTTGACGCCCATCAGAGATAGGCAAACAGGGGTGTATGACTTCTTCACCTTATCGGAAAGGGTGAATGCCCCTGTGATAGATTGGAGTAGCAAATTCGTAAGAGTGAAGGAGGTGAAGTATCATAGTGCGAACTACGGGCAGAAGAATAATTTTCTGTATAAGAAATACGATGAGGAGAACGCTTATAAGCAAAGGAATAATGATGGGGTAATACACTTTGACGACAAGGTACTTGATGATAGGAAGGATTTTAGCAGTAAGTTTTTTAGTCCTCTGAATGACAAAGAGAACGGAATGGATGTGATGGAGTTTTTCACTAAGGAGGTAAAAAAGAAAGAAGACGGGACAACTGAAACGGAGTATAAGGAGAAAACAGGACGATGGCACGTGTACGCTACTAAGGAGGTAAAAAATGAAGTAACTTTTTCTTTGAGAGCAAAGGAAGAAGGCAGTGGTGTGGAACGATATTTTGTGCCTAACTTTGAGCCTTTCAAATGGGACAACCTTCTAAATACTTACTACAAGGATTTGCCGAGAGTAGTGGAGCGAATGTACTGCGTAACAGTAGAAATGAACTTGAATGAGATTGATGTAATGGAGTTTTCGTTCTTCAGTAGGATATACGTACAGCAGTTGGGGAGTTACTTTATGCCTAATAAGATAAAATATAAAACGGAAGGTATGGCAGAGGTAGAGATGATTAAGATTAGATAATTAGAAATAATAACGATATGGAAAGAATAAATATAGCACAGGTAGATATTGATGTAGACGCGCTGATTGGTAAGAGTGCAGAGGTGAGACAAAAGCTGATGGAGATTGGTGGTGAACTGAAAGAACTGAAAGGACAGTTTGATAAAGGGGACATATCGGTGCAGGAGTATACTCGCAAGGTATCGGAATTGACAGCTATTCAGAAAGTGAACCGTGATGAGTTGCGAGTATATGATACGCTGGTGAAAAACCATATTAGCACAGAGGCTACAAAGATGAAACAGAATGAGACGATGAAGGGCTCAATCAAAGAGATTAGTGCTGCTCTATCACAAAATAAACTAATCTACCAGCAATTGAGCGAAGAGGAACGTGAAAATGCTGATGTAGGGGGCAAACTGTTAGCGGTTATTCAGGAGCAGGATAAGAAGTATAAGGAGTTGCAAAAGAGCATTGGCAACAATCAGGTAGATGTAGGAAACTACAGGCAGGCGATATTAGATGCTATTGGGGATAATCAAGCATTCGGAACCTCAATGAATAGTGTTATTAATAACTTTAACACGATGAAAGTGCAGATAATAGCACTTGCTAATCCGTTTGTGAATTTTGTACAAACAGGAAGATTAGCAGCACCAGCAATGAATGCTGCTGCTGTTGCTACAAGCAAGACTTCGCTGGCTATGAAAATACTAAGAGGGGCGGTTATAAGTACGGGTATAGGGGCGTTGGTGATAGCGTTAGGATCTTTGATTGCGTACTTCACCAGCACACAGGAAGGCATCGACAAGGTGAATAAGGTGCTAACGCCTCTGAAGGTACTTTTTCAAACTCTATGGGGGGTGGTGCAGAATGTAGGAAAAGTGATGGTAGGAGCATTTCAAGCGGCGTGGCAACCTATCAAGAAAGCGGGGGAACTTATCGGCACTTTCTTAATAACGCCTTTAAAGCAAGTAATAGGGGTAGTGAAAGGACTTAGCAAGGTAATAATGGGAGATTTTGAAGGAGCGTGGGAAGAGGTTAAGAAACCAACACAAGATTTGGTTAATAAAGCCAAAGAGATGGGCAAGGCTGCATCAGATGCTAATGGAAAATTTAGCGAATTAGGAGGCGAGATGAAGAACATAGCAGGCAACATTAAGGCTACTATGGACGAGGCTATCAAACGGGGGCAACGTATTGAGGAGATAGGTGTAAAGTTAGCGAGTTCGGAGGCTGATTTTGTTAAGCAGTCGGAGGCTTTGAAGTTGGAGTTTGCAGAACAAAATCAAATAGCAAGGGACACAAGCAAAACGATTAGTGAGAGGGAGGCTGCTGCTAAGAAGAGTATTGAGATACAGAAGCAGATTAACAAGTTAGTAACAGATCGCAATAACTTGGAAATAGAGCGAATGGAACTGCAGCAACAAAGTAATGATACGAGCGATGCTGAGCGCGCTGATTTGGAGAGAAAAAAGGCAGAAAACAACAAAGCAAAGGCAGAACAGATACAGAGTGAAATAGCGCAAACAAAGGTACTTAACTCTATAAATAAGGACAGAGAGGCAAAGAATAAGGAGGCGTTAGATAAAGCCCGTAAGAGGTTAGAGGAGGAATTGAAGTGGCAAAAGGAAGCGATAGAGGACTATGTAAAAACTAATTCGGCGGTAGCAAAGTCGATGCAGGAACGCCTCGATATTGAGGAAAAGGGTATGCAGGATAGGTTAGCGTTATTGGATAAGGAAAGGGCTAACGGGCTAATAAAGCAAAGGGAGTATGAGAGGCAAAAGAGGAATATTGAGCAGGACTACCTGAAAGTAAGGAACGAATTAACGATTGAGGCGGTACAGAAAGAGGCGGAGCAGTATGAGATGTTCAATGCTGATAAGTTTAACACAGAGGAGGCTTTGCAGGAGGCTATTTATCAGAAAAAAGTAGAAGCATTGGAAAAGGAAAAGATGCTGAAGCAAGAGGCCAGAGACTGGGACTATAATGCAGAGGAGGAGCATCAGGAGAAGTTGCAGGAATTAAAGGCTGATTATCAGGGCAAACTGCAAGAACTGAAGGCACAGCAAGCAAAAGAGGACGAAAATAACAGGAATGCCCAAAAAGAGGCTGAAAAAGCGCAACGTGATTTTGATTTTGCTGACAAACTAATGTCTTTGCAGGAACAAGGGGCGACTGAATGGGAGATTCAGGCAGAGCAATTGAGGCAAAGGCACGAAAAAGAAAAGCAGGAACTTGACGAAAGCCTTGATAACAATAAGATTTCGCACGAAATGTACTATAATCAGTTGAATTTGCTAATCAGGAAGCAAGCAAAAGAGGAACTTGACCTAAAAAAGAAAACAGAGGAGAGCAAACTGGCATTAACGCAATCGGTATTAGGGCAAATAAAAGGAATGACAGGCGAGCATACCGCGTTAAGCAAGGCAGCAGCCATTGCAGAGGCTACCATAAATACTTATTTGGGTGTATCAAAAGCGATTTCGCAGGGTATGCCTATGGGAGCAGTAACAGCAGCAATAACATTAGCGGCTGGTATGGCAAACGTGCAAAAGATAGTAAGCACAGAGACTGACAAGTACGAGGCCGGTGGTCTGATAGTAGGTAAAAGCCACGCATCAGGAGGAGTTCCTTTTACAGTTGCAGGTCGTGGAGGCTTTGAGGCTGAAGGAGGGGAGTATATCATAAACAAACGCGCAACGGCTATGTACTTCCCAGTACTGGAGGCTATTAATAAGAGTGCTGGTTATGGTAGTTATAACCCTGTGTATATGGCAGCAGGGGGCGTGATTAAGCAGCCTACCCCTATACAAACTGAGATAAAGGAATTAAAGATTGATTTTGATAAAATGATGAATGCTATTAGAGAGGGTGCAATGCAGGGCACACAGCAAGGAGCACAAGCAGGGGCGTATGAAGGTGCGCGCGCGGGTAGCCTTGAGGGCACAATGCAAGGGGCGTACGAGGGTGCTACATTAGGCACAACTACGGGGCTAACAGAGAGTGCCCTACGAATTAGCGATAACGAGTTTGCAAGGAGGTCAGCAAGTATATGATTAAACTAAAAGCAATATTAAAGGGTTGGGAGAACTATATATTCCCCAACCCTGAAATGGAAGCAAAGGCAAAGGAACGAGCGAAGATATGTGCTGGTTGTCCTATGGCTAAGAAGGGTACATACCAACAACTAATGGAAGATTACACTCTTAAAGAGGTTAAGGGTATGAAGTGCAAGGCGTGCGGGTGTCCGCTCTCTACCTTGCTACGACAAGATGAAAAAGGGTGCGAACTTAATAAATGGGAGTAACTATGAATGTATATGATAAATTAAAACCTATGGAGAACGACCTTCGCTTGATATACAAGCACGGAGGTAGGGTTGCGTGTGAGATATTTCGCGACCTTGAGATTTACGAAGCATTTCAAAAAAGTAACGCCCCAAAGATGGAGCGTTATACAAATATATCTGAGCACTTCAAGGTAAGCGAAAGCCTTGTTCGTGCTATCATAAAACAGATGGGTAAAAAAATTTTGTAGTTAAACTTACCACTATACTTACCACTTATTTTGTAAGAGTTTGTTTTATAGGCATTTATTTGTTGTTTTTTATTCGTAATTAAAATCGATATAC